GAGCAGGGCATACCCGAGGAGCTCGCGGGTGAATACGAGAGTGTCGGGGTCGTAGAGGATCGATGATCCGAGGTAGCTGAGCGCGCGCATCTTCATGCCGGCCTCGGTGAGCCTGTAGGCCAGGTCATCGGCCGCCGGCTGCTGGCACTCGGTGAGCGTGATGAGGTCCGGGCCGATCCTGAGCGCCTCGTCGAGCCAGTGCGTCCGGCGCTTGCTGGCCCAATCGTGCTTGTAGTCGTAGCGGTCGGCACACACGTTCGTGTGCAGGAGCTCCAGCGTCGTGGTCATCGGCCGGCCTCGATGTTGAGGGCGCCCTCGGTTGCAGACCAGAATGCGCGACCTAGGTGCTCCAGGGCTGTGACGGCATAGTCGGCGGCGAGTCCGCCGAGGTCGACCATCTCGTCGAGGTCGACGGCCAGCTCGGCGAACTTGGCGCCGATCTGCCGCGCCGGGCCGACCGGGAGGCCGACGATGGCGAAGGGTGCGAGCCGAACAGCGATCGGCGAGAGCGGCCGCGTGTGAGTCACGGCTGCGGGGCGGGTGGACAGATGAGGCCCCGGCTTGGGGGCAGATGTACTCATGGCGTGAGGCTGTCACGAAAACTGAAACTGTGCCCGCGACACGCTCACGTTTTGTACGTTTTTGTTCCGAATCTCGTGCGCCGATGCTACGTTTCGTCACATGAGCAACGTCATTACCCTCAGCGAGCCGTCACCGCTCGTCAGGCTTGTCGCCGAGAACGTCCGCGTTGAGTGCGCGCGCGCCGACCGGACCCAGGCAGATGTAGCGCGCCTCTTGGGCACGAGCCGAACGGCGGTGAGCAACCGTTGGCGCGGGCGGATGCAGTGGCAGATCGAGGACTTGGAGCGACTGTCAGTGTCGCTAAACGTCCCTGTTCAGCGGTTCTTTGCTGATGGGCTCCCCCGCCTGGACTCGAACCAGGAACCTACGGATTCACCGGACGCCGTAGTCATCGACCTGTTCAGTGGCGAGCGGGTGGCGTGATGAGCGTCAAGGGACGCTTGACGCGGGCGAAGCGTGAGCGGGAGACCCCGGAGTACGCCGGCATGGTGCGGCGGATCATCCGGGCGCATGGTCGGCGTGTTGGGGACGCTGACCCCGAGGACCTGGCCGAGCTGGTGGCCATGGCTGAGACGCTGGAGGAGGCAATCGCTGCGGCCGTGGCCGGACAGCGCGCCAACGGCTTCTCCTGGGCAGCCATCGGCCGGGGCCTCGGCATCACACGGCAGGCCGCGCAGATGCACTACGGAATCCGCACATCATCTCACGGCGACAAGGGCATTCAGGACTACGACGGCGACCTGCTGGCCGTCGCCGGGCAGTGAGCACGGGCCATACCCTCCGGTCCGTGCCTCCCCACCGGGCGGATCAAGGCCGATCCGTCACGGCTGCTGCCACGGATCCGGCAGTCGCAGCACATGGCCAGGCCGGCGCCTGATAGGGCCGTGAAGGTGGCCATGATCGCGGCAGACAAGCGGACGCGGCTCATGCTCACCCTCGGCGTCCGGCAAGGCCTCCGGCGCGGCGAGATAGCCCTCGTGCACTCCGACGACCTGATGGAAGACCTCACCGGGTGGACGCTGCGGGTGCACGGCAAAGGCCGCAAAGACCGCGACGTGCCCCTCGCCGACGACGTCGCGGCACGGCTGCTGTCACTGCCTAAGGGGTGGGCGTTTCCGGGCGAGACGTGCGGCCACCTGTCCGCCGGCCACGTCGGCGTCCTGATGGCCAGGGCGCTACCGGGCGACCTGACAGCGCACACGCTGCGGCACGCGTTCGCCACGAAGGTCTACCGGAACACGCGCGACCTGCTCGCCGTCCAGGAGCTCCTCGGCCACGCCAGCCCGGAGACCACACGGCACTACGTGCAGCTCCCCGAGGACTCGCTACGGCGCGCCGTGGAGTCTGCGGCCTAGACCCCTACCGGCCGGCAGGGTGGCGGCGGTGGCAGGCCTTCCCAGATGTGGTGCTCCAGGACGTCGATGTGGTCGCCGGCGGCGCGTTTGATGAGCGCGTCGGCCTCTCGTGCCGCCCACAGTTGCGCGTGGGCGACCTCGAGGTCGGACATTCGCTTGAACAGATGGCCGAGGATGACGCCGGCGAGGGTGAGCGCGGCGGCCATGATGACCGCGCCGCCGGCTATCACCGCCGGCAACAGGGGCAGCGCTTCCATCGGGTCAGAGCTCTTGCGAGGGCATGCCGGACGCCGTGGCGGTGTCCGTCTTGGCGGTGGCCATGCCGGTCACCATCGCGGCCAGGTACAGCCAGGCTGCGACCTGCTCACCGGTGAGCCATCCGTAGGTGGCTGCCACGGTGAGAGCTGCGGTGGTCACGCCGTAGGCCCACTTGCGGCGCTTCGGGGTGGCGAGCTTCTCGATCTTGTCGAGCATTGCGGTTCCTTTCGTTGAAAAGTTCTGTGAGAGCCGTTTTAAGCGATCCGGGCGAACAGTGCGCGCCACGTGTCGGCGCCGAGGAGGCCGTCGACGTGGAGCTTTGCGGCCTTCTGGATCGATCGGGTCATCGTGGCCGTCTGCGGGCCGTACAGACCGTCCGGCGTCCCGGTGTAGAGGCCGAGCTGCCGACCTCGCTCTTGGGCGGCGTAGAGGCCGTCGTGGCCACGCTTGCCGTTGCTGCGGGTCTGGTAGCAGCCGGACACGGAGCAGGCCGGGCCGGCCTTGGGGCCGAAGTAGTAGCCGGCCCTCAGCGGGAACGTCGGGACGTCTGCCGGCGGCGGCGAAGGCGTTACCGGCATGCCTCCATGAATCCATCGGTAGACGAGCTCGCCGGGGCATTCGGTGCCGTGGATCAGGTCGCGGTGGCCGAGGACGTCACAGCCGGCGGCGGCGCGTCCCCGGTGGAGCTCGGCGCGCTGCCGGAGGGTGGCGAGCTGGGCGTCGGTGGGTGTGTCGTCGGTGCCGAGGATGGCGAGGATGGAGTAGGTGCGGCCGCCGTAGTTCTTGGTGGCGCCGTCCTTGTAGTCGCCCCGCAGTATCCACACGTCGCCGTTCTGGTCGACGGCCTCGTTGTAGGCGATGTCGGTCCAGCCCCGGCCGTCCATGTGCCAGTCTTGCCAGCCTCTCAGGCAGCCGATCACGTTGGCGTCGGACAGGTGACCCTTGGAGCCGGGCCAGTGGATGACGACGTGCTTGACCTGGGCGAAGTCGAGCGGGACTCGGCGGGTGAACTGGCGGCGAGCCCAATCGGTGCGGGGATGGATGGTCATGCGCCGTACCACGCGAAGTTGTCGAACTTGGCGCCGGCCAGTTGCGCGATGCCGCATTTCGATCCGGCGTACGTCGCGTCCGTGGCTTGGATGAGCGTGATGCCGTTGACGCGAACGGTGAGCTTGGTTCCGACGATGCCGAGCTCGATGGTGGCCTGATCCGCCATCATCCCCGGCACGGCCACGAACGCGCCGATGAGGGTGGGCGCCAATGCGGCGGTCACCTTGTAAAGCTTGGCGACTCCTGCGCGGCCGGCGGTGACGGCGAGGTCGGCGAAGTAGAAGCCGGCTCCTGGCACGTAGCGCGCCACGACACCGCCCTCGTAGGCGGCGCCGGGTGCGCCGACGACGTCGGCAACGACTGCATGGTCGGCGGTGATGGTGTCGGTGGTGGCACAGTCCCACACGGTGTTGGTGACCGGGTAGGCACGGTTTGCGCTGATGCCCCACGTGCCGCGCTGCGCTGTCCAGGGCGCCCCTAGCGTGACGGTGGAGTCTGCTCGGGTGAAGTCGTCGTTGCCGACCTGTGTCGGCAGTATGTGCGGCCAGCCATAGACGGTCGGCGACGTCTTCAGTAGTGCCTCGGCCAGGGTGACGCAGATGACGTCGAGGCCGTTGTAGCCGCTCGCCATTACGCCGATGGGGTGCAGGCCGTCGGCCGATGCGGCCGAGACGTCGTTGGTGGCGTAGGCGGCGTCGACGTCGGCCAGGGCGCAGCGCAGCTCGGCGGCCAGTGAGCGGGTCCAGTCGTTCACGTTGCGCCGGTCGTATTCGCTCGCGGCGTTGAAGGTGGCGCCGATGGTGGCCGGGTTAATTGGCGGCTCGGTCATCAGGATCGGCTCGGCGCCGGCCCATCGGATGATGCCGATCATGCTGCGAAGGTTCGCCATGGTGGCTACGGGGGTAATGCCGGAGCCGTCGATCTTGCGGTCGTTGATGGATGGCATGACCGTGACCCACGTGGGCGAGTTGTCGGCCAGTAGTGCAGGCAGGCGGGCGAGCATGTCGGAGGTGCGATCTCCGCCCACTCCAGCATTGATGACGGCGACGTCCCCGCCGAGCGAGCCGACGAACACAGCGAGCTTGTCTGCGAACCGGGTGCCGGTCGCCCAATAGTTGGTGATGGAGTTGCCAAGCGCGAGGAGCGTGCGGCGTGCAACGTAGGCGGCCGATATGGCCTCACGGGTGGCGCTGGCGTGATCTGCTACCCATGCAGCGAACGCGGCGTCGGAGCCTCCGGGGGCTCCTGCCGGGCCGGGGGTGCGCTCCAGGAGGTCGAACCGTTCGGCGATTTCCTGGGTGTATTGCGGGTAGACATGAAGGTAGTTGTCGTCGTCCAGGTAGGGCACGCCACGGGCGGCGGTGTAGTTGATGATGGCGTCGGGCATCGGTTGCTCCTAGTACTGAAGTTCTGTGGGCGTCATGATCTGGCGGACGCGGTTGGCGGTGAGCCAGAGCGTCGCCGGGCGGTCGGGGATGTTGCATTGCCTGAACCGGGTTTCTGTGCGGGTCTCTGACCATCGGATCGGGCGGCAGCCGGCGAGGCTGGCCGGCTGGAGGGTGACGTCGAGTGTGGCCGTCAGGCCGGAGGCGATGGTGAGCCGGCCGGTGGTGACGAGCTGGAACGGGTCGAGGTCGTCGGGGCAGTCGTCGATCTGGAGGTCACGGGCGGCGCGGCCGGGGATGCCGATGAGGGCCTCGACGGTGGCCGCCGGCAGGTCCGCCAGCCGGATCCGGGTCTGCTCCAGCATGACGGCCGGCTGCGCGGCAGCCATGTCGTTCAGGAGTGCCCACGCCCATTCGTCCAGGCTGTAGGGAACGTCGGCATCGATGCGGAGCTCGGAGGAGGAACGGACCGCCGGCTCTACGGTGGGGGTGATGACGTTCTCGGCGGGCTCGCCTGTGAATGTGTCGCGCGCGACGTGGATGATGCGGGTGATGGTGGCGGTGCGGTCAGGTCCACGCCATGTCTCCTCGACAGCTGCCGCGGGGATGTTGAGCGGCTGGACGGCGGGTGTGGTCAGGTCGCCGATGGTGCTGACGTAGGCGCCTGCCTCTGGGCCGGGCTCCATGACCTCGGTGTGGGGCCAGTCGAGGAAGGCTCCGGGCAGGTCTGCCGCGCCGACGCCGCCGGCCGTTTCGACCATGACGCGTTTGTGGCCGGCCAGGCCGGCGGCCAGGACGCCGGCGATGTTGTCGCTGGTGGCGACCTTGCGGGCGTCGAGGTACATGCGGTCGGCACCGATCGATGCCCGGTCGACGATGGCGAGGGTGGCGGCCGCGTCGAATCGGTTGAGCCGTGCGGCCATGGCCTCGGGCGGCCAGGTGGCGTCTGTGAGGGTGGTGGCGCCGGCCCTGGTGACGGCGCCGAGGCAGGTGACGCGGGTGACGTAGACGACGGTCTTGACGCCGTCGACGTCGATACGGCGGGGCAGCCACTTGGGGACGGTGGCCCATCCTCGGGCGATGAGGGTGGCGGGCCGGCCGTCGATGGAGGCGGTGACCTGGACGAGGGACTCGTAGGGGATCACGTTCGGGGTGGCCGACCACAGGACGAGGGAAAACTCGCCGGCGCTCTGTGATGCGAGCGGGGCGGTCTGGCCCCATTCGACGGCAACCTCCTCGATGGCGGACGGGATGGCGCCGCGTTTGGCGGTGGCGTCGGTGGCGGTGACGTTGATGGGGAACGGTGCGCCGCCGGGCGGGGTGACGGTGATGGTGACGGCGGTGATGGCGGCCATCTAGATCACCGATCCGGCGATGGCGACGCGGCCGGTGAAGCGGGCTTCCTCGTTGAGGAGGTCACGGATGTCCTTGGCGGTGGCGCGACGGTCGACGATGGTGCCGTTGAGCTCGATGGTGACCTGCTGCACGACCTGGGCGACGCGCGACGTACGGCTGCCGGCGGTGAGGCGGGACAGGTCGGAGACGCCGCCGACGCTGCCAAGGTCGAGCTCCGGTGCGAACGCGGCCTGGACAGCCTTGGAGAGCTTGCGGATCGGGTTGAGGGCGGCGTTCATGTTGCGGTCCACACCTCGGCCGATGCCGGCGGGGAGCTGGCGGCCGATGAGCTTCTCCATGACGGTCGACGGGGACTTGATCCCGAAGACGCGCTTGAAGAAATCAACGACGTTACCGACCCAACTCTCAATCTTGCCCTTGATCCATTCGTAGGAGCCGGAGATCCCGTTCCACAGTCCTCGGACGACGTTCTCGCCGGCGCTCTTGAGCCAGGACAGTCCATCGCCCACGGCGCCGGTGATCTTGGCGGCCAGGCCGCCGAGCCAGCCGGCAACGGTGCGCCAGCCGGCGGTGATGCCGGCGAGCATGCCGGTGAGCAGGTTGCGGCCGGCGGTGACGAGGAGGGTGACGAACCGGCTCACAGCGCCGAGGATGCGGCCGGGGATGCCGATCATGAATCGGATGATGGTGACCCAGATGCCGATATAGGTGGTCCACAGCCAGGTGACGCCGCCGATCAGGCCGTTCCACACGCTGGTGAGGGCCGGCAGGAAGCTGCCGGTGAACCATGCGGCGACCGCACCGGCGGCGGCCTGAATGGCGGCCCATGCGCCAATGAAGAAGTTGCGGAAACCTACGTTGGTGTTCCACAGGTAGATGAAGCCGGCGGTGAGGGCGGCGACGGCCAGGACGATGAGCATGATCGGGTTGGCGGCCATGACCACGTTGAGGATGGCTTGGGCTGCGGTCCACAGACGGGTGACGGTGGAGATGGTCTTGATGAGTCCGAACAGTCCGCCGACGACGCCGAGGACGATGCCGACCGTGTCGGCATGTTCGGAGAGGTACTTGCTGGTGCCGACGATGCCGGGGATGAGTTGGGAGGTGAGCGTTGTGGCCATCACGGTCAGCATCGGCAGGAGCTGGGCGCCGAGCTGGATCTGTACGCCCTCCAGTGCGGCGCTCCAGTCACGCTGCGCGGCCTTGTTGGCCTTGATGGCGTCCAGGTTGCCGCCGGTGAGGGTCTGGCCGTATTTGTCGCTCTTGGCGGACAGCTCGGCCAGGCCGGCGGCACCCTTGTTAAGGAACGGGATCATGGCCGTTCCGGACTTGCCGAACAGCTTCATCGCCAGAGCGGACTTCTCGGGGCCGTCCTTCATCTTGGCGAACTTGTCGGCGACCTGCGGGAGCAGGGTCGTCATCGGGATCATCTTGCCGTGGGCGTCGGTGTACTTGATGCCGAGCGATCCGAGGGCGGAGACGTTCATTTTCGAGGCCGTGGTGGCGTCGGCGAGCTTGCCCTTGAGGTAGGCCATCTTGTCGGCATAGCCCTTGGTCTTCGGGCCGGCGGCGTCGAGGGCCTTGATCTGGCCCCGGATCGCGTCGGCCTTCTGCTGAGCCTTGATCTTGCCGGCCTTGTCGGCCTCGGACATCTTGACGATGTTCTTGGTGAAGATGGTCATGCTCTTGGCGCCGGTGGCACCGTCAACACCGGTCATTTTGAGCTGGAAGCGGAGCCGGGAGGCGTCCTCGGCGGACAGGCCGAGGACGCGCTTGAAGGCGTTGACCTCTCCGCCGGCCGTCTGGAACGACTTGACGGCATCCTTGCCGATCTTCACGCCGGCGGCCGCGACGGCTAGCAAGCCGGCCTTGACGGCAAGGGCTCGTTTACTCAGGCCGCCGGCTGCGGTGTCGGTCTTTTTGAAGCCGTTAGTGACGCCAGCCGCGTCGCTGATGATCTTGACGGCAAGGATTGCGGTCTTGTTCATCATTCCTCCTCGGCTTCCTCTTGGATCAGGTCTAGGGCTGTGGCGATGAAGTCATCGCCCTCGGCCAGCCACACGCTCGGCGGGATGCCGGAGCGGATGGCTAGCGCTGTGAGGGCTCGGCCTAGAGAGCCGGCTGGGTAGGGTCGTCGGTGTCGTCGGCCCCCTGGCTCTTGACGTCGTCGATTTCGACGTCGATGACGACGTTGAGGAAGTCCTCATAGCTGCCGGGGAACTGGCCGGAGCGGTTGAGTGCGGCCCACGAGATGAAGCCGGCCGACGTCATCGGCTGCTTCTCGGGGTCCCACCCTCGGGCCTTGGCGGTCTTCTCGAACCGGAGCCGGTCGGCGAAGATGATCCGAACGTCCTGGACGGTGACGGCTTCACCGTCAGTGCCGGTGTATTCGACGTTGGCGTAGTTGGCCTTGAGGCTCATGGCTAGATTCCTTTGATCTGGTTGAGTGCGTTGTCGAAGGCCTCGGTGTAGACGGCGAACCATGTGGGTTCGGTTTCCTGGGCGGCCTCGGTGAGGAACGGGTTTGCTGCGATGTTGTGGCCGGGCCATCCCCAATGGATGACCTGGGCGTAGGGGACGGAGGCGCGGCCGGCGCGGACGATAGCGGCGGTGTTGGTGCCTGAGCCTCGGACGGTGGCGGCCAGGGCTCCGGATACGTTCGGGGCCTTGCCGCGTCCGGCGGCGGCGGCGATGTTCGCGGCCTCCTTGTGGGCGGCCTTGAGTTCGGAGAGGTCCTTGCCGGCCTTGCGGAGGGTGCGGCGGAGATTCTTCGCACCCTCCACGCGGACGACGGTGGAGCTGGCCACTACGGGGCGATGTGGTCGACGAGCTCGTAGTCTCCGACGCCGGGGAACGTGAACTCGGTGGTGTTGCGCTTCTTGACGTCGCCACCGATCTTGACGGCCCGGATCTTGCAGGAGCCGGTCACGCTGAGGGCGCTCTCGTCGTCGGGGACGAACACGAACGGCATGACGGTCCCGGAGTTGGTCTTGCACCACGTCAGGAGGCCGGCCATCGAGTAGTCCTGGTAGAACTCGCCGGTGAGCTCGTAGCTCTCGCCGTCGTCCTCGGCCAGCTCCTCGCCGGACAGGACGGTGACGATGTCGCCGTCGTCGAACTTGGGGTTGAGCTCGACCTTGGTGCACTGGCTGCCGAACTCGGAGGTGGTGCCGGCGGAACCGAACGTGAGATGGCCGGGGCCGAGCTTGCTGGCCTTGATGGTCATAGCGGGTGTCCTTTACAGGTTGTAGGGCTGAGTGAAGGTGACGGAGAACGCCGGGTAGAGCGTGCCGCCGGCCGTCTGGTATTGGCTGGGGGTGACGGTGTCGACGTCGACGGCTTGCATGACGTCGGCGAGCATGGCGTCCAGGGCTCCCCACGCTCGGGCGAGGTCGGTGATGCCGGGGACGAGGATGAGCGTCCAGTCGGCTTCTGCGGCGAACCGGGTGGGGTAGTTCACCACCGGCGGTCGGACCACGATGGCTTGCCGACCGGCGGTGAGTGCACTGTTGATGAGCGCCGGGTCCAGGTCGACGACTGTGGCGGTTTCGTCCAGGACAGTGCCGAGCTCGGTCTTGAGCTCCTGGGCGGCGGTGTAGGTGTCCATGGTCAGTAGATTCCGGGGTTGAGGAACGCGTCGAGAATGTCGGCGGCGATCCGTTCGGGGTTGCGGACGCGGCGAGGCTGGGCGGTGCCGTCGTCGTTCATCTGGGCGTTGCCGGCGAGGGTGTCGCGCCGGTAGTACAGCTCGGCGCCGACCTCGAGGATTGCCCGGCTCCTGACCTCCAGCGGCACGGACTCGGCGCGGGTGCCGATGCGGCGGTCGACGATTGCGGTGGCTTCACGCCGGCACTGGTCGGCCCACGTATCGGCTACGGGTGCCTTGACGTACTCGCTGAGGGTCAGGGTGACCGGGGTCTCCTCGGTCATCGTCAGGCCGCCGCGAACTTGACGGGAACGATCGCGGTCGGGAAGGGGACGACGTTGGCGGCGTAGCCGTAGAGGCTGAACTGCTTGGACAGGTTGATGATGTTCTCGTCCTGGAGCTGCGCCGGCGCGCCGGAGCTCTCCAGGGTGGTCATGGCGACCGGGTCGTAGAACGAGGCGGTGCCGGCGGTGGCCAGCGGGATCATTTCGACCTTGACGCCGGCGAGGTTGCCGGACAGCTTGGACAGGTCGAGCACGCCGACCTGGTTGACGCCGTCGCCGTAGACCTTCATGAGGCGGTGGTCGCCGTCCTTGAGGTGGATGAGGGTCTTGAAGACGTCCTTGGAGACGTCCAGGCCGGCCATACCGAAGCCGTTGGTTTCGTACTTCTCGGCGGCCTCGACGATGGCGTCGAGCCACTGGTCGGCGGTCGCTGCGGCGGCGGTGGCGCCCATGTCGACGAACTTGCCGGCGGCGGCCCGGTTGGTGGCGATCTGGGCCAGGTAGACCGCACGGGCGGCGGCCTCGGTGGTCTGGCCGTACTTGAGGGCCAGGGCGCGGAGGGTGATGTTGAGCGCCGGCAGGGTGGCGCGCTCGATGGCCTGCCGCGACAGTTCGGTCCAACCGCCGTAGGTGCTGATGGGGCTGTTGGCGGACTTGAGCTTGACCTTGCCGAACAGCAGGTCATCGCCCTGGGCGGCCTGCTTGGCCACCTGCGTGGTGTCCTCGTCGAGCTGGTAGAAGTCGACGGACAGGCCGTCCTTGGGCAGGGTGTCGCGGGAGAACTTCTCCACGATGCGCCGGCGCTGGGTGACGAGCTTGATGAACTCGCCGATGAAGGAATCCTTCATGACGGTGTCGTCGGTGGTGGCGCCGGTGTAGGCGCGGTGGAACTCGGCGGCGGCCTCGTCGCCGGCGGCGATGGCCTTGAGGAAGTGCGCCATGGAGCGGAACTTGGGCGCCGCCGGGGTGGCCGGGGTGCCGACGAGGGCGAGGCCACGCTTGAGCTCGTCGAGGGCTGCGTTGACCGGGGTGAGGTCAGCGCGGGTCAGGGTTTCGGATTCGGGCATGTCGGTTTCCTTTGCTTTGCTGCGGACTTTGGTGACGGTGGCGCCTTCGCCGTAGGCGCCGAACGGGACAAGGCTGAACTCGCGGGCCGGTACGCCGGTCCAGTGCCGGACGCCGGCGTCGTCGACGACGTAGTCGCCGTCGTCCCAACCGATGCTCATCTGACGGACAACGCCGTCCTTGGCGAGCTGGTAGGCGTCGCGGCCGAGGGTGGTGTCGGACAGCTTGAGCTTGAGCTCGGGGCCGGCCGGCGTCTGGCGGAGGCTGGAGACGAGGCCGATCGGCTCGCCGTGGCGCCACATGACGAGCGTGCCCTCGTCGCGGAGCGTGACGCTGTCGCGGTCGAACGTCTCGCCGACGTGGATGCCCTCGGGGTCGGGGGTGATGACCTGGCCGTAGGGGACTCCGATGGCGGTGATTTCGCGGGTGGCGTCGTCGGTCGCGCGGACGTGGAGCTCGCGGACGTGCATCTCAGACATTCGTGGTGTCCTTTGCGGGTGTCGGGGTGGGGGCGAGGCTGGCGGCCGGCCTCGGGACGTCGGGGATGGCGTCGTGCTCGGGGAGCTTCTCGAACCGGCGGACCTCGGGCGGGGTCATGAAGCCGGCGTCAATGGCGAGCTTGTAGGACTCGTAGCGGCTCTTGGTGTCGGAGCGAAGGAGCGACTCGATCCGGAACCGCGCGTCCTGGCCACGGACGAGGACGTCGCTGAGGGCGTCCTCGATCTTGCCGAGGTACCACATGAGGGTGAACCGGACGAACGCGAGCCACTCGGCATCGGAGTTCTGGTAGGTCTTGCTCGCGCCGTCGTAGCCGACGAGCATGAGCGTCGTCGGCATGCCCATCACGACGGCCGTCTCGCGGAGGTTCCAGTTCTGGGCCTCCAGCCACAGCGCGTCCTCGGGGCTGAGCAGGGTGGACTTGTACTCCAGGCCCTTGCCCATGACCTTGACGCGGCGCGGGTTGTCGGTGTTGTCGATGCGGGCGCCGGTGTCGGGGTCCAGGCCGTTCCACGCACGGCGGTAGCGCTTGGCGTCCTCGCCGGTGAGCGACTGGTCACTCTTGAGGTAGCCGGCGTCCTCGCCGGTGTCGTCGAACCAACGCGAGATGTGCTCGCGGAGGTCGCGGGAGAACGTCAGGCCGGAGCGGGCGGCTTGGATCGGGCCGAGGGCGCGGAGCTGGCCGGGGAGCTTGAGGAGGCCGACGTGGGTGACCTCGTCGGAGTAGTAGCGCTTGCCCCGGTAGTCGTAGTAGATCCGGTCGTTCTCGTCGCGGCCGACGTGCACCTCGCGCGGCGGCAGGAGCGGCAGGTCGACGACCTCGCCGTTGACGGTCACCTTGCGCATGAACGCGTTGCCGTCCGAGGCGAGGCTGAGGATGAACTGCTCGACCCAATCGGCGCGGGTCATGCCGAGGCAGGGCTTGCGGATGATGCTTGGCGTGTCGATCCGGGCGCCGCCACGCTCGACGTCGATGGTGCACTGAGAGGCGGCGGTGGCCAGGATCTGCATGGCGCGGAAGGTGCCCGGCATCCCAATCGCTTCATCAGTGGAGACGGTGCCGGTGGTGGCCTTGCGGGCCGGCGGGAGGATCTCGGGGGCCGGGGCGGTGCGGACCTTGAGGCCGAAACGCATGCTTGCCCTCCTGAGTGGTGCTGTCTGTCGAACAGGCACCATCGTCGGGGGCGATGTAGCACGCCAGTCGTATCCGGCCTTGTCGCTGCGCTCAACTTGCTCGCCATTGGCGACCGCTCCAGACCCCGAAACGGTGTCAAGCGTCGCTTGACACCATCTAGGCGAATAGCTGGAGGGTCTTGGCAGGCTTCACGTCGGCCACGTGGAGGCCGATGACGGTGCTGAGAACGGCGTCGGCGTCGTGGGTTCCTCGGCCGGTGACACGCCACGATTCGCCGGTGTTGATCCGTCGAGCGTGAGGCATCTGCTGGGCGAGGAGCTGGTCGCCGGCGTGCGTCATGGCGTTCTGGGTGATGACGCGCCAGGCCGTGGCCGAGGCTTGACACATTTCGTTCTGGGTCAGGATCCACACGTCATAGCCGGCGTCGCGGAGGGCCTTGCCGACGCTGGACATGCCAGCCGAATCCATGGCGAACGTTGCCGGGCCGAGGCTGGCGAGGTATGCGCAGACGGCGAGGAGCTGGTCGCGGTCGGGCCGGACGATGCTGGCCACGGTCTGGGTGTAGAGCCGGCCGTCGAGCTTGGCGGTGGCGGTGATGGTGGCGTTCTCCCATCCGCCGGTGCGTGCGATCGCGTAGACCTGGTCGTCGGCGGTGGGGATCTGGCCGGCGCGCTGCCGCCATGTGGGCATCGGTAGCCAGGTCGTCGACGCGGCGACGAACCGGTTGAGCGTGTAGCGCTGGATATCCGGCTCGGGTTTGCCGCGCTCGTCGTTGAGGACCTGGGCGAGCGGGATGCGGCCGCATGCGACGGCCGGGTTGGCGGCCTCGATGGCGCCGGGGGTGTCCAGGGTGGAGCCCTCGGGTGCTTCCCACACGAAGATGCCGAACCGTTCACGGCCGCCGGCGATGGCCTCCTCGCCTTGCTCGTAGAGGCGCTTGAGCAGGACGCTGGCGGAGTCGCCGGCGGTGGTGATGCCGATGACGAGCGCGTCGGGCTGGGCTCGCTGGCCGGTGACGACGGAGTCCCACATGGCCGGCTTGGTGAGGTGGAGCTCGTCGGCCAGGACGAGCGTGATCGGGACGGACTGGAGGCCCTCGTCGAGGCTGGGCTTGAGCAGGTACAGGCCGGAGCCGTCGCGCCGGCGGATGCCCCGAGTGCCGGACGGCTTGAGCCGGGCCATGAGCTTGGGGTCATGGCGGACGGCGAACTCGACGCGGGCGTAGATGGTGTTGGCCTGCTCGACGCTGCGGGCCGTGCCGACGACCATGGGCGCCAACACGTGCTGGAGGAGTCCCCACACGGCGAACACGGCGCCGAGGATGCTCTTGCCGTTCTGCCGGCCCATGCTGACGACGACTTGCCGGTAGCGGAGCCGGCCACGGAGCGTCACGTCGGGCCAGTCGGCCGGGTAGCGCTCTAGGAGGTGGCGGATGAGCGTCTTCTGCCAATCGTCCAGGACGAGGAGCCGTCCGTCCGGGAGGTGGTAGTGCCGCTCGACGAGCCTGATGAGCCTGTCGCCGTCCGTGACGAAGTCGGGCCGGAGCGGTTGGGTGAACCGGACCGGCGCCCACTCCTGACCGTTGAAGACGAGGACCTCGCCCTCAACGGTCGACGGCTCGACGACAGCGACACTCATCGCGCGGCCGGCCCAAACAGCTCGTCGTCATCGGCCTCGGCGTCATCATCGGCGAGCTGGGCCGGCGTCGGCTTCTGGACGGGCATCGGGAGGTCATCGGGGTCGGGTCGCATGCTCATCACGGCGCCGAACGCGTGCCGGTAGGCCGAGGCGGTCGAGGACTGGACCTTGCCGGACGTCTTGAGCTCCAGGTCTTGGGTTTCGGCGAGCATCTTGAGCTGCTGGAGCATCGGCGCGTGGTCACGGCCGAGCCAATCGGCGTTCTCCCGTATCCACTTCCGGGTCTCGCTCATCATCGTTGGCTTTCGTGGCATTGTTCGGTACTCCTTGGTACGAATAGGTCGGATTTTCTGAGTTCTACTAGTTTTGTGAAAAGAAAGGCTTGGCGCGGGGCAGACGGTATCCGGCCTTGAAAAAACGCGGGTTGAGCCAGGTCGTTCGGATAGGTCCGGTGCGATTTCCTTTGCGGCTGTTGCACGGACGGCAGAACGTTGCGAGCTGCTCCATGTTGTATTGGAGTTCGTTGTGCCAGTCGTCTTCATCGAACAGGCTGACCGGCTTGTTGTGGTCGACGGTGAGGTCATCGGTTGATCCACACACAACGCACTGGTAGCCGTCGCGTTCCTTGACCTCTGCTGCCACTGCCTTCCATCTTGATCCCTCGACTGTGAAGCGGCTCATGCCAGCCACCTGCTCACGGTCGTGCGGTGGACGTCGAGGCGTTGCGCGATCTGGTCATGGGTGAGTCCGCGTGCGGCCAGGATCTTCGCATCGATCCTGAGACTGTCGACCCTGAGAGTCGACAGCGGCACCAGACCCAACCGGATCCGAGCTCGCCCTATCGCTGCCATCTTGTTCGTCACCAGACCAACGCCAGGACGAGGCCAACGATCAACGCAGTCTGGAGGATGCCCGCAACGATCCACGTGAGCAGAGTTGCCGAGACAGTTATCCACCGATCACGCGAGCGCGTTAGGTGCCTACTCACCATTGTTGGTTCTTCCTCTAGTCATTCGTTGTTCCTCCTGTTGTTTCTCTTATTGGGCTACATGGGTGTAGCCCTGAGAGCTACATGGGTGTAGCCCTGAGAGCTACATGGGTGTAGCCCTGAGAGCTACATGGGTGTAGCCCTGACCTGCTCTCTGTGCCCGTCCCGATCGGGAGTTATCCACAGGTAGGACGGGCTGCCAGACGAGGAGGCGATACTCGGCTTTGCGGGCATTCTTGGCCTCCCTGACGAGCTCGATGGCGCCGACCTCCTCCAGCCTGCGCAGGGCACGGCGGATGCTCTGACGGGCTGACGCGTAGGCCTTGGGGTCGTCACTGTGGTCGGTGCCATCGACGCGGAGCATGAGGAACTCATGGCCGGCGAAGTAGAGCCCTGCCTCGCAACCGTCGCGTTCCTCGTCCAGGGCGAGATGGCACATGGCGAGCAGGATCAGATGCTCACGAGGGGTGAGCAGTGCCGACCACTCAGGCATGAACGCGGCGCCGACGAGCCGGAAACCCATCACGCGCCTCGACGTGCGCAGGGGCACAAGATGACCTCAGTGAGAGCGCCACCGATGCCGCCGAATCGCCTGGGCGTGAGCTCGCCGGTGAGAATGCCGGCCCGTACCTTTCGAGGGCATTCTCCAGCGTGTTTCGCGTGCCCGCACCACGTGCAGGCGCTAGGCGGTGGAGGCATTCTCTGGCACCTCCTCGGAGAGCTTCCTAATCGGCTTCTCACGTATCTCGATGCCGCCCATGACGACGCGGGTGGCTTTTGTTTCGATGGCGTAGTCGAGGCACTCAAACCAGACCGGGCACGTTCTGCAGATGGCCTTTTGAGCGGCTACGGGACGCTCTAGCCATTCGACCTGGACGTCAGGATCGAGGCAGGGCGCTTTGGTCATCCACGCGCGGCCCATTTGGCGGCCTCCTGCTCTTGCCGTTCGCGGGCGGCCCTAATGTCGGCCCGGATCTGCGCGAGGACGTCAGCAGGCGGCGCGTGGCGGCCTTTGCGCTGCCGGCAGACGTCAGAGTGTGGGCGCCAGCGTTCGCGGCCGTAGGCGGCGTCCCTGGGCATGAGGAACTCGCCGTTGACGTAGGCGGCGCCTTGTCGCTGGACGTCGGTGGCGAGCCGGCCTGCCGGGTCGGGGTCGAGCTCGACGGGCAGCCGGCGGCCGTTGGTCAGGTAGACGAATCGGATGGGCTCATGGCAGACGCGGCACGTGCCGATATCAGGGTCAGGGGCGGGCATGCTGGGGTACTCCTGGCTCGACGATGGTGAGGGTGCGGTTGAGGCTCTGGAAGCTCGCCCCGATGAAGGAGGCGGCCTCCTCGACTCGCATGGCGTCAATCTCGCGGCCTCGGCTGCGGAGCTCGCCGGCGAGCTCCTTGCACGTGGCGTTGAGCGACGTCTTGAGCTCCTTGAACTCCTGCCGGTACGGGGCGACGTTCACCGGAGTGCCACCATGACGAGGGCGACAAGGATTGCGACGGACAGCGCGAGGATGAACAGCCGGGCACAGCCGCCGGTCTTGATAGCCGGCGGAGGTCCGGGCGTCCAGTCCTCGGCGCTGCCACGGCGAGGCACTCGGGCGGTCACAGCTTCACCGTCACGAGGAGGCCGTTGTGGTCACTCCAGCGCCGGCCGTCGATGACCTCATAGCCGGAGAACTTCACGCGGTTGCGGGCGATCACGTAGTCGATGGGATTGCCAGCGCCGAACTTGCCGCCGGACGTGCGGTAGTCCCTGTGAGCAGCGTCGGTGGCCGTGAGTCGAGCCGATTGCCAGCCTTGGCCCTTGACGAAGCTCTCCAGCGTCTTGCTCCAGTTGGCATCCATGGCGAGGACGGTTGGGTCCTGCCACTTGCACGTTTTGGCTGTGATGGTGCTCATCTGCCGCCGGCGGAGAGCGGCCCTCGTAGCGAAGGGCGGGAGGTGCGCGGCGAGGAGGTTGAACCGCTTGTAGCCAGGTACTCGAATGCCGAACTCGGCGCCGAAGAGCGAGTGTGTCTGTGACCCGCCGAGCAGGGCATACCCGAGGAGCTCGCGGGTGAATACGAGAGTGTCGGGGTCGTAGAGGATCGATGATCCGAGGTAGCTGAGCGCGCGCATCTTCATGCCGGCCTCGGTGAGCCTGTAGGCCAGGTCA